AGTTTAAACTCATTATTAAGAACATTTCCGTGATAATAAACACTATTATTCCAACAATGAGTAAAAGTATAAGTTCTCTTGTCACTTTCTTCGTCAAACGGAACTAGCATGTCATTAGACCATAACGCTTTATTAGGTTTATTTTCTAAGTCCAACGAAGTTCCTATGCTTTCGGCAAATGGTATCTCAATCGTTTCGAAAACTAGATCGAAATTAATAACTTTGCCCTTGTTTTCTGGAGTTATAACCGATGAGCATTTAACCTGATACTGTTTACCACTAGTGTAAAAATTATCATTCATCATATTATGATGAAATATTGGATAACCGTATTTGTCATATGATTGATAATCTTCTTCAGTAGGTTGCAAAAATTTATAGTTATGTTCTTCTGCGTATCTAAGTTCTCTTATCCAAACAGGTTCGGTGTTAACAGTCAAATCATAAAATTTATCTCTTAATCTTGGTATATCATTAAGTTTCGTACTAACTACATAGCAGGGTACCGTAATTTTTCTTTTACGATACTGACTGCTAAGTAACATACGACCGCTTGTATTTTCTTTTGTTTCGTAGTTATCTTCAATCTCCGGACTTTCGATGACAATATCTTTCACTCGAAAACCGAAGTCAGACAACTTATATTTATTTCCATCTTTTTGTTTGATTTCTAAATCCATTGCCTGACCTCCTAGAATGTGAATGTTGCATCTCTATCTGCATTTTGTCCGTTGACAATATGAGTTAAAGCATCGTTGTTAACATCCATTTTTACAGTTACAACACGTTGTGATGGATTTGTTTTATATTCGTGAGTGTGAGTGATATTAGCATTAGCTGATGCGCTCGCACTCTTAAGGTCTCTTTGTATACTTGGTACATTTAGACTTGGATCAAAAGCATCAGATACTCTTTGAGCCATACTACCCATACCACTAATAACATCTTTACCTTCACGATTAATACCAATCATTAGACCTTCCATTGTCCAAATACCATATTGACGGAACAATTTAGAAGGAGATCCAATGTGTAATGCGCTTTTAGCAGCGTTAACTGCACCCATTACCACACCTTTTGCAGCACTAACAAGTTCTCCAGCCATATTTTTAATACCATTTATCATACCTCGTATCAAATCAGCACCAACTTGAACCATATCTCCGATAAAATTTCTTGCAGCACTTACTGCTCTTGAAACACCTGAAGTTACAGAACTAACAACTCTAGACATTCCTGATATCACAGAACTAACGATACCTGACATTGCTGAGCCGACCGCACTGAGCATGTTTGAAAAACCACTAGTTACAAAACTTACGGCCCTTGAAACCGCATTACTTATAAAACTTACTATTGATGACCAAATACTTGAAATAAGACTTGATATTGCGGTCATAATAGAACTTGTCACACTCATTAAAGTAGACCAACCAGTTGATACGAAAGATACAATAGTTGAAACAACTGTGCTTACTATAGTAACTATTGTTGTCCAGATTGCAGATATCACAGATGAGATTGCAGTCATTATAGTAGTTGTTATAGTGATTAAAGTAGTCCACGCAGTTGTAACGATAGTGACGATGATATTAACAATAGTCATAATAATAGTTGAAATCGCAGTCCAAATTGTTTGAGCAATAGTAACAAGAACTGTCCAAATCGTTTGTGTAACTGTAACAATCGCAGTCCAAACTGTAGTAACAATTGTAACCAATGTTGTAATTATAGTTGTTATTACTGTAACAATAGCAGTCCATATCGTTTGTGCTACTGTTACTAAAACATTCCATTGTATTTGAGCTAAGGTAATAATTGAGTTCCATACGTTAGCAAGGAATGTGCTTAAACCATTAACTACCGTCATTACAACATTAACAATCGCACCCCAAATAGTTTGTGCTGCAGATACTAAAACATTCCATTGGAATTGTGCCATAGCAACAATTGTACTCCATATATTAGATAAGAAAGTTCCCAATCCACTAACTACAGAGATAACGGCATTGACAATTGCATTCCAAATAGAGCTTGCAATACCAACTAATGCGCCAAATATTGTACTAAAGAAGTTGACTGCATTTTGCCAAGTTTGTTGTAGATATTTACTCCAAATATCCCATATAGCTTGAGCTGCAGAAACAATGTTTTGCCAAATTGTTTGCCCAACTTTTAATATTGTTTGCCAAGCACCCGACCAGTCGCCACTAAGTATCTGTAAAGCTACGGTAATTATGCCGATGATCACATCAAAAGCAACTTTAATAACTGTAGATATCACAGTCCAAACTGTACTTACAACAGCAACTAGTGCTTGGAAGCCTTGCGAAACAATTGGAGATATTAACTTAACTGCTGTTTCAACAATTTGCACGATTGTATCCCAAGCATTTTTAAATATAGGTACAAGAGGTCCCATAATGGATTGCGCTTGAGATAATAAATCTCCTAAGAAGCCAATAACTGCTTGTATCGCTGCTCCAACAGCACTTTTAATGGCATTCCACGCACCTATTAAGGCATTACGTAATACTGATGATGAGTTCCATAAAGCAACAAATATAGCTATAACTGCAACAACTGCTGCGACTATTAAACCTATAGGACTTAACAACAACGAAAATGCAGCTGCTAAACCTTCCAAAGCGGTCATTAAAGCACCGCCTATAGCAGAAAACGCAGCCATTGCACTCTCAGCACCAGTTAAAACCATAGCGAATTTAGAAATAAAGTCGATAACACCTAAGATAGGCGGTCCTAAAGTCATGAATACACCAGCTAATGTAGCGATTAAGCCTAATAATATACCAATAGCAGGGTGTGCCTCCGTTAATTTAGCGATAAAATCTGTAATCGCAATAGCAACATCTAATACAGCTGCAGCTAGTGGTGCCATTGCAGTACCAACATTTATAATGATTTGGATTATATTACCTAGTAGCGATATTAATTTAGGGCCATTCGTGTTGATATAATCCATAAATTTCTTAAATCCATCTGATTGTGCTACTGTAGCACTCCAAGAAGCGAACTTCTCAGACATTTGAGCAAGTGATTCTAAAATAGAGTGAGTGTTAGGTGCAAATGCTTTCATAAGGTTAAATATACCTTTGAAAGTATTACCAAATATCTGACCTATTAACGGTAAATTTTGTTTTGTATATTCGACAAAGGATTTGATAGCTTCTTGACCTGCAGAAGATTGAGCCCATGAATTAAAAGCTTGTCCCATTCTTTTAAATCCTGCTGCAGCCCAATCTGCAAGTGGAGCTAACTGCGTAAGAACACTTACAACACCACTTCCGAAGTTTCCAGCTGCACTTAGCATATTGTTGAATATTCTTACTCCTGTTGTGCCCATCATTTGGAAAAACTTTTGTGCAACTTGGGAGTTTTTAGCCCAATCAAGCATTTTAGCACTTGCTTGTTCCATTCCTTTAGACACGCCACTAATAAAAGGAGATAAACCCGCTAAAGCAACTTTGATCATGTTTAGGCCATTAGCCATTGTGTTAAATATTTGGCTTTGGTTTTTCTCTATAATACCTTGCCAAGCATCTTGCACACCTTGTAAAGCACTTTGATATTTTTTAGTTTCAGCTGTAGCTTGTAGAGTTCCATCGTTAAGCATTTTAATGGCACTTGCAGCCATAACTCCAAATCCCATAACGCCAGCTGCAGCAACACCAAATGCAGCCGCTAATCCTGCAGCTCCACCAGATACAACCCCGATAGCATTAAGAACAGCAAATAATGCAGGTACCATTGAAGCGATGATAGGAATAACTAATGTGATATTGGATATTAAAGAACCTTGTATCATATTAGAAATTACTGTCCCTATTGTTCTAATTCTTGTTGCTAAAGCGTCCCAAGAGTTCATAGAGCTATCGATACCGGCTACCATCGCTCTAAATACTCCTTGTGCTTTGTCAGAGTCAACATCTATCCTAGTGTGTATTCGGTTAGGAATTGAACGTAACATCGCTTTAAGCGCCAAAATTTTAGAAACTGCGGCGCCTTCGTTAACTTCTACAGTAGCTTTCGCTTTTTGCCTAGCAAAACTATTGAGCGACTTCTTAGCTTCTGCTATAGCTACACGAGCTTTTGTAGCATCTGCATCTAAATGAGCACTGTAAGAATTTCCGTCAAACATATCTAAATCAATCTGTAGCTTAGATAACGTTGATATAGCTCTTCTTGCGTCAACATCAGCATGCGCATTAGCATTTGATCCGTCGAAACGTTCTAAATATGCTTGTGCTTCTTCAATATTAGCTTTCGCACTCGCTACATTAGCGTCTAACTCTGCGTCGCCTCTGTAAGCATCGAATTTGCGTACATATTCTTCAGCTATTTGTACTTTGCTTTTAACTTCGTCAATATCTATATCAAGGTCAGCTTCTGCACGAGTGTTATTAAATGACTCTAATTCTTTTTTAGCTTTGTTTACTGCGCTAGTTACACCTGATGCATCTGCATCAATTTCATTATCTTTGATTTTATCCATAGTGCCTTTAAAACGCTCTGCTGTGTTTTTAGCTGCTTGTATAGCACTTTTGAACTTTTTTGCGTTAGCTTCAATCGTCGCTTTAATACTATAGTTAGCTTCTGCCACGTGTTCCCCACCTCCTTATTTATTAAGTTCTGCAATTTGTTGAAGTAAATCTTTAGGAGGCATATTCTCCTCAAATTTGCTTTCAGAAGCGAACTTCACAGGTTCGCCTTTGTTCAATCGTTGAATGTTTTCTTGATAATGCATAATATCATCGGCACTTTTGAAGCGATATTCTGTTTCGCCTTTTTTACCGCCACGTTTCTTTTTCTCTGCAGCCGCGTCTCTAATAGCAAATGCTAGTTTGTACATATCCATGTCTCTATCTAGTTGTTCATATTCTAAGGCGTACATACGATAGTTAAACTCCCTAAGTGTCATTCGCTCTATAACATCTAAATCATATATTTTGAGCTTACTCATGCATAAGATAACAATACGATCAAACGTTAAAAGTTCTCCCTCTACTTCTTGCTGTTCTTTTTGTATTTTTTCGGAACGAGGTTTTGGGTTAAAACACGCTTTCCCAGTTCCTCGATAACTTCATTACAGAATTCTTCAAGACCAGTATTTTCAATAACATTCTCAACAACTTCTTCTAAGTCTTTTTCTGTTTTAGGAGCGCCTTTTTCTTGTGCTGTTGCAGCTTTAATCACTTTTGCAACATCTACTACACTGTGGCTTTCTAATGCAGGTACTAACATTTCTGTACCTTTACCAAAGTTAACTTGTTCAGCTTCCATGCCCATTTCTTTATCAATGATGTTTAAGAACTTTAATCCAAATGATAATTCGATTGTTTTACCGTTAAATTTGATTTCCATATTTTTAATTACCTCACTTTATTTTATTAGTCAAAAAGAAAAGAGGGCATCAAGCCCTCGATATTATACAGTTTCTGCTGTGCTTGGTTCGTTAGGTTGTGGGATTTCTGACACAAGACCATCGTCAGCTGGATCTGCAGCAACAGTATCGTGGAAGCCATAAGCAGCTTTGTTTTTCTCGATTTGCTCTGGTAACGTTGCCCAACCACGAACTTTTCTAAGATATACACCAAATTCAGTTTCAAATTCTGCGATATCTTCAGCGTCGTTAGTACGGTCAATACTATTCCAGTATCCTTGACGATATTCTGCTTTATATTTTCCATCTTTGTTTTTAACTTTTTTATTGATAACCCATAATTCATAAGGGGTATCTTCTTCGGTAGCATCTTCAATTTCATCACATAACGTGTCGTCTTGGTTCATGTAGCAGTTAATCGTAACTGTTGACTCTAATGTACCTCCAGAGTTAACAGGACCATCTACAGTAGCTTCTGTATCTCTGTCTTTTTCAGTTTCACGTTCTAATTCTGTTACCCACATTACTTTATTTGCATCTTTACGGTCTCCGGCTTTACGGATTAAGACTAATTCATCAGTACCTTGTTTAATTGCCATAGGTTTTACCCTCCTAAAAAATTATATAAAAAAAACAAGTCAATTAATGACTTGTGTATTCAATATTTATTGTTATATGTGATAATGCTTGATTACTTTCTATTTCGATAGCTTCGTTGATATCTAACTGTGGATTAAACAAACTAAAACCATCGAGTTGAATATCGTCTAACATGATATTTTGAACTTGCATAAGCAAGTTATCGTTTATCCCTTTATCATCATCTAAACCCCACAAATGAACGGTAGCGGTAGGATTACCACCGAAACTGTCAAAAGTTAACACGTTCATGCTATCTGTAGTAGTTTGAATAGCGATAAAGGGATAAGACAACTCTTGGTTTAACTCTTTTGTTTCAATAACAGGGACACCAAGTTCACTAAATTTTTCATATAAGTAATTGAATAGTTGAAGTTTAGCTGATTGTTTCATTACATGCCCCCCGTTTTACCGTTTATTAATCTCTCGAGGTCCTCTCTGACTTTCCTTG